CCCAGATGGAATCCAGGCGTACATCGATCTGATTGTATTTAACGACTCGATCTACAAAGTCTTTGCGTTGTGCACCAAAGTTGTCTTGACCAGGAAAAAACTCAACCCCTTGGCGAATACCAAAGAGTTTCATTTGTGCCAGGTGCGACGCAACGACACCAGTGTCTACAACGGTACCAGAATCTTTATCCAGGTACGATTCGACGATTTCCCGCAGCCTGGCCTTTGCGTCGACGGACATTAACTATTTTCCTTTTTACTTAACTCAATCTTAGCAGCTTTCTTGTGTTGTTTTCGTTGCCAAAGCCAGCGATCAAAATAAGCCAGTTCAGCAGGAGTAAACAACTCCGGATGCTTAAGAGCTTCTTTGGCTAACTTTTTCTTTTTCATCAGACACCCCGAAGACCTGTCCCACCCATGCTTGTACGTTGAATTAAGTCTTTAATGGCTTTATCAATCAAAGGACCTGAACCCATCTCGCCTTTCTGTAACGAACGCAAAAGAAGTTGATCTTCTGCTCGTTCACGCGGAGTATATGGGGGTTCCATAGCTATCTCGTCGAATTGTGGACCCCTAAAAAATTCAGCATTAGCCATGCCTGCAGCATTGCCAACAAAAGCCATCGTAGGAGAAGACGTGCCGCCTTGGTAAGCAAAAGGAAGCTGAGGCCCTGTGCGCTGGAGGAAAATTTCTTTCTCGCTAGGATTATCGGTTCTTACACCTTTATTATAAATTTTTTGCTGTCGTGCATCACGCTTGAGAGCCTCAGGGTTGATGACACTACCTGCGCCGCCCATGAAGTTGCCGCCTGCAAATAGATTTCCTGGAGCGCCAGGTACGTTAGATTCGCCGCTATAAAACATGTTCTAGCCTTTTCAATTTTTATATTCTACTCTTCTAAAACTTCATAGCCAGAAGGGTCATGGACCTTGGAAAGGACAATTCCCTCTCCGCGTACATCCCAATTGAGAATATCTCCCTCCTGCCAACCCAAATCTTCAATCACTTCGTCTGGTAAGACGATGAACTGATCTCCGTTCTCGTCTTCCTGGACTTCAACGACGTAGGTCATTTGGATAAAATCTTTTCCATTAGCTTATCAAGCTTATTATTGATTTCGCGAAAATTGTCATGCATCTCTTTGATTTCTCTTAGGAAGTCAACCTTGAGCACATACTCCATTGGCATCCGATTGATTTGATCTTCCAAGATGTCAATTCTCCGTTTCTGGGATCCGGTGTAGTCAAGCGCTTGTTGAATGCGTTCGCGTTGGCGTTCAAGAAGACGATTGGCAACCCAACTTCCGCCTGTGACAGCAGAAATAATGGCCGTCAGACCAATCGCAATGTACTCCGGACCCACAACACAAAATGCTTTTTTCTAATTCTAAGTTCAGTAATCAACTTGCAATTGTCCTTTTCTTGCTAAACCAGTGACAAGCCAGACGAGAGCGTCAACGCAATCGTCGTGACTGCTGACACCAAAATTAGTTAGTTCTTCAAAAAGATTGGTGAAGTTTCTATAACGATTAAAAATAATCTTGCGATCTTCAAACATACCCATGATTCCACGGAAGCGGGCCAATTTGTCTGCGCGGAATCCTTTGACGGGATGCCAAATTAAGTTGTAGAGACTTTCTTGATTTAAACAGACTCGTTTAAAGTCGGCTTCCAGGGATGCCTGGTACTGCACAGCTTCTGACCAAATGTCACACGTTGAATATGTTGGGAAATAATTGTCATTAGCGTCTTTGCCAAGGATTGACCAGTCATTCAAAAGTTCTTTGAGCGCATCTAGTTTTTCTAGGTTGCCCATAACACGCAACCTGCGGTAATCAATAATATGGATGCGATCGCCAATGCGGCCACCAAGGATCATGACAGTGTAATCATTCTTTTCTTTAGTGCCAGCGGAAAGGTCAACCCCAACGCCAAGCGTATCGAACTCCGTTGAAATCTCAGCTTTAACAATCAGTTCAGGCGCAAGCGACAACTCGTTTTGCCTGATGATTTGATTCATGTACTGGAACGAAAAAGCAATAGGTGCTTGCCGTTTCTTTTCCTTTAGGTAATCCAAAGACCACATGTCAGGCCAGTATGAAAGCTCGTCACCAGTCTTGGGATCATTGGTGATTGCGGAAAGAACAATCTGAGTCCAGTTGTTTTGTTCGTTGAATGTAGTGGCATGAATGTCATCATGCCTGAAGCGAGTACCAAGGCAAATGGCTCTTCCTCCTTCAAACATGGTCGGTGCGATCACTGCGTTCCAGTTATCCTGCATCATCTTTCTGATGTCAGGGTTGGAGATGTCCGCTGCAGATTTGATGGCGTCATCAATCATGACAAGGTGAGAACGCTTGGAAGTCACCGAACCCTTTAGACCTGCTGCGCAGAGAGTAAATTGTTCATCACCGGTCACATCAATACCAGCAAACTTGTGATCAATTGACCAGTACTCGTTACTGGTGACGTTCTTCAGAAGGCGAACTTCTGGGAATACTTCTTGGTATCGCTTGCTTTCAATGATTCGTTTAATCGTTGCAGACTTGGAACGTGCAATATCAACCGTATAAGACAGATAAAGAATCTGAAGAGGGCGTTTAGCCTGGGTGTGGATACCAATAGCCCATGCTGTCAGTAAGCCAAGAACCGTACTTTTGGCCGAACCACGGGGAGCAAGTAGATCTACATTGGGGCCAGCGATACGTAGAAGGCAACTGCTATTCTCTTCCGTAACAAAGTGCCGATGCCAATCCTTATGATGTTGCGCAGGAGGTTTATCTGCTACGTACTCACAAAAGAAACCAAAGTCTTCTCGCGCTCTTTTTAAGTCTTCAAGATTTTTATTTGGCTTAATTTGATAGTTTTTAGAAGCAGCGCGTGCGTTCCTGCGATAAGCCAGATGGAGGTAAGAAGGCACGAGAAGTATTCAACTAATTACTGAATACTAACTTATTCTCCTTTGTTCTTACGCTTTTTGTTTTGGTATTGACGAGCCTTATCCAAAGCGGCGCGGCGCTTTTCCTTGTCATTCATCTCAGTGCCATCTTCTTTTTTCGCTTCTTTCTTCTTGAAGTGCTCAAGAAGTTGAGGAGGCATTTTACCTTTGGCCATAACAAAATGTTTTCTTTTATTTTAAACGCTGGTTATTCTTCTAGTTGCATACGAGCCCACACACTCATGCTTGCTTCGTGCAAAGGTGCTTCTATTGGGTCGTCTTTGAAAATAAACATTAACTCACGAATAGCGCGATCAGCACCAGCCATGAGCAAGCCTTTGCGATCCTTAGCGGAAGTGTACTGCTCAACTTGATGGATGGTCCCGCGTAATTCTTTTTGCATAGAGGCAATACGCGCAACACCTGCATCTCGTTTTACTGCACAGTTTTCAATGTCATCACGAAGCTTGCGAATGTCCTCTCGCATCTCTTCAATCTCAATAAGAAGAGTCTTCCGATGATCCGGCTTTGGGTAATGATTTTTAACCCAAGCTTCGCACGCAAGAATATTTCCTACATAACCAAGGAATCTGGCGTAAAGAAAACACTCGATAAAGGAGTAGTTGTCAGCAGCAAAAGCATGAAAAGACTCTTGAACGTCTTCTGCTTGCTCAATAAACCAATCCTCAAAAGCGCCTGTGTCAAGGGTGCTTTCGTCTCTAGTACTTATACGCTGCCTTTGCTGATTGCTCATTCCACTCTTTTTGACGACGTTTAGATGATTCTAGTTCACCTAGAAGACCACGGAACAAATCTGGATCAAATTGACCTTCTTGGGAAGCGACATCTGTCAACATCGATTCGTAATCAGCTGCACGTCCAGACTGCTCGGTCTTGTACTGGTCAAGCCAGTTACTAAGATCTTGCTGGTAACCTTGCTCCCAGGAAGAGCTGTCAACAGCCTGAGACTCAGGTTGACTCATTGGGAACGATTGAGCAAAACTAGAAAGAGCCGCGTCCAAATCGTCTTGCGTTAATCCTTCGGGTTTGAAGTTACCAAGGGCATTTGTAATTGCAGCATTTAAATCGTCTTGTGTTAAACCCGTTGTTTGCGACGAAGTGTTGGTGCCGTCACCTGTTGTAGATGTGGGTCCAGGGGTGACTTTTGCAGTAGAAACTGCAGTTTGTTTTTGTGTACGTAAAGTTTCTACCCTTTTATCTTTGCCTAAATCTTTTAATTTACCAAGTACATCTTTAAATTTACCGGGGTCAGCAATCCCCTCAGAGGTTGCGCCTTTAATTAAGTCTTTTGCTTTTTGGGTAAGAGCGGCTACTCTGTCATCTTTTTTATCTTCTTTTTTAGTGTCTACTTGTTTTTGTGGTTGAGATTGTTGTTTTTGCTGGACTTGTTTTTGAGCAACTGCTACAGCAGCAGCTGCTTGTTTTGGCGCAGGAGCAGGTGCGGGAGTAGGGGCCGGAGCAGCGGCTCTAGGTGCGGGAGCTGGTGCAGAGGCCTTGCCTCCACCACCGCCACCTCCTCCACCACCTTGGCCGCCGCCACCGCCGCCACCGCCGCCTCCTCCTCCTTTGTTTCCGCCGCCACCAGAAGACTGGGCAGGGGCTGAAGAGCCACCGCCGCCGCCCCTATTGCCTCCACCACCCTTGTTTCCGCCACCGCCTTTGTTAGCCATTGTTATTCCTCGATGCTATATACAGGTTTTGCTTTGTTCTCTTGATTTTGCTTTGATTCTTTCAAGGTACTTAAAAGATTTTTAAACCCTTGAATGTCAAAGGATTCGCCAGGAATTGCTTCCGGTTTTACTGTAGGAGAACTAAAATCCATAGCACTTACTAAAAACAATTATACCAGATCAAAAAGCAGAAGGAATTAAGTTATACAAGTAGTTTGCTTGT